GCCTTTTGCTGGCTGAGCGTTTTTTCAACCTTGCGCGTGCCTTTGCCGGTGCGTTGCGCAACAGCCTCGGCCAAATCGGCGAGGGCATAGTCCACGTTGGCCACGGTGCTTGGCACGCCCATGGCGCGATCACGGACCATCATCTGCTCGATCTGCTGGGGCGTCAGATTTGACTCCTTCATGGCCCCGGAAAGCTTCTCGCCTGCTCGGGACGCAATCACCGCCTCGCTGGGGGCCAAGCGGTCGCGCAGCCAAGAGACAGCGCCCTGTGCACCGCGAAGCGAAATAGGGGTGCCCAGGCCAATTGCCGTGCCCAACGTGGCCCCTGCAGCGCCGCCGCTCAGCCGGTCGCCCTCAACGGCCGAGCCAGCGCCCGACACAGCCCCTGTGGCCGCGCCAAGACCAGCCAGGCGGGCCAAGGTGCCAGCGGTGGTGCGTTGCGCCTGTGCGGCCCCGGCAGCCTGTGCACCGGGTAAAAACATCATGCCAAGGGCTGGGGCCATGCCGCCGCCAAACTCGGCCACGGTGGAGGCGATGGGGGCCTCCTTGGAGTACTGCGCATATTCCTGTCGGATTTTTTGCAGCGCGTCCTCGTATTTCTCGTTACCTAGCCTTGAGCGAAAGAAGGCCTCGGCCTCGTCGCCCCAGCCCATGCCCAGGCCTTGGCCCAGAAACGCCCGTGCAGCGCCTTTTACTTTGTCGACCATCATTCATCCCCTGGGATTTGGGTTGCACGGTATGCGCCCTGGTTGATATCGTTGAGGCGCTTCTTGTTGCGAGCGTAGATTGCTTTCATGGCATCCGCTGCGTTGCGCATGATGCGGCCCCGCTCTTCGATGCTTTTTGCCGCCATACCTTGCGTTGCCAGCAGGGCTTGTCGCTCGTCGTTCGAAATCGCACCGGGGAACGTGGCTTTGAGCTGCGACAAAGCGGCTTTTTCCAGCAGGTTTTCCAGCTCGCGAGTGTTGGCCACTTTGGGGTCTTTGCTGCCCACGGCTTCCAGCGCCTTGCGCTGCGCTGTGTCCACCAGTGAGGTGTCAAACGTGTTGGGGTTCAGCCCCAACGCGCGCTTGATGTTTTGATAGCCCTGCGCCGTCTGCGCCAGCAAGTCCTCTGTTTCGGTCTTGAGCTTCATCTCGGGCGCTGTCAGCTTGGCTGCCTGTTCCTGCTGGAAGCCAAACTTCTGCTGCTGCAAGGCAGCGTTGGCTTGTTGCAAGCCCATGTTGGCCAGCTGCGAATTGATCAGCCCCATCTGGCGCTCCACATTCAGCTCGGCAATCTGAGACACCCGCTTTTGGTATTCAGGCGTGCCAGGACGCAAGCCCTCGTCCAGAGCCTGCTTGCCTGCGCTCGACTGAGGCTGGCCGGACTTCACGTAGTCTTTGATCAGCTCTGTCGCAATTGCGCGATGGTCCTTCATCTCTTCGCCCGCGAGCTGGCGCAGTGTTGTCAGGTCGTCTTTGGCCCCGGCCATGCGCATCTTCTGCGCTTCCAGGCCAAGCTGCAGCCTGCTGGCCGCGCTTGCCTTTTTCGCCTCGCGCTCCTCCTTCTGGTACTGAGCCATGACGTTGCCCGCCGTGCCCAGGTTTTCAAAGAAGCTGCCGGTCTTGCCTGGCGTGCCAAATGCAGCGGCCAGGCGGAAATACATCTCCGCCTTCGATGGACCGCTTTCCTTTTGACCTTCCATGGCGCTTTGCAGCATTTTTTGGAAAGCCTCTGTCTCGGCCGTTGAAGTCTTGCGAGCCGCCTCCAGCTCTGCGCGGTAGGGACTCTCGGCGCTGCCCTGGTACTTCTGGAGCAAGGACAGAAGCTGCTGCGAGCGGTCGGCAGGCGCAGGCGCTTCTGGCGCGACGGCCGTCATGGGGGATTGCTCCGGAACCGGGGTTACTTGAACGCCAGTCGGGAACATCTGGGAGCCGGGGTAGCTCAGCAGCCCGTAGCTGCCAGCCATGTCTTGAAGTGATGCCATTTTTTGTGCCCCTAATTTTTAAGTGCCAAACTGTTTGTACAGGCCAGCAGCCGCAGCACCAGCCGCCGCCAACTGAGACAGCGGAGACAAGCCAGTGTTTGCCGTGCCAGTTTGCGTTGTGGTCTGTGGCGTGATCGGGGCCATGCCGCGAATCTGAGTGGACAACCAGTCCAACGTCTGACGCGGGTAGGCTTGCTCTTCAGCAAACTTCTGTCGTGCGGAATCAATCTCTCGCTGCTGCTGGCTTTGGTAGGCAGAGCCGGACGCCTCGAGCGCAGCGCGGTCTTGGGCGTTGAGCGCCTGCGATGCCTGTGTGAGCGCACCAAGCTGCTGCTGGGCCGCAAGTTGCCGGTTGATGTCCGTTGATGCAAGCTGGCCCGACATCTGGCCCAGGTTGGCCAACTGTTGCGCCCGCTGCGCGGCAAGGGAGCCGCTCTGCTGCGCTGCCGTAAGGTAGGCTTGCTGCTGAGCTTGCCCCAAGCCACCGGCCGTAGACGCAAGCTGAGCCAGCCGCGATGCGTCCTGTTGTGCAGCGCCCATGGCTTGGCCGTAGCCCTGCTGCAGCGCCTGGGACTGCTGGCCAAGGATGGACTCTTGCGTGTCGCGCAAAGCGCGAGAGCCAAACTCGCCCATGCGTGTGCCGCCAAACTGCCCAGCCTTGATAAAAGCATCTGACACGCTGGGCAGCAAGTTCTCGCTCAAGTTGCGAGCGCCAAGCTTGGCAATCTGGTCCGTCACGTTTTGCGTGTACGGGTTCATGTAATTTTGAATGCCGCCCACAACCGATTGCTTAGCCTGTTGCAAATATGGCGATGCCGATTGCAATCCACCAGCCTCCAAGCCCGTTTGCATGTAGCCCTGCGCCGCCGCCAAAGGATTTGCTTGCGCAGCCTGCTGGATGTAGGGCGATGCCGCCTGCGAAGCGCCCATGCCCGAGGTCAGCGCACCGGTTTGCGTCATGGCCTGGTTCATCGAAGGAATCCAAGAGCCAACGTCCTCGGCGGTCTTTTTGTAGGCCTGCTCTTGATAGGGCGTAAGGCCCGCCACGCGATTTCCTGAATAGCCCTCGTAGGGCATGTTTGCCACGTTTGCTGCAGACTGGATTTGGCTAAAAATCGCGTCCTGCATCCACTTTGGTGTTTCGGTTGACGACGTCGTATAAGACGTTGCAGGGGTTCCAGTAAACAGGCTCATTTCATGTACTCCTTGATGTACGACAGTGGGGACTTGGCGTTGGGGCTGAACTTGCCTTTGGCCAGCGCCTTGCCCTTGTGCGAACGGATTTGTTGGCGCATTTTGTCGAGGCGTTTTGCACCCTCTTTTGTCGAGCCGTCGCCGACAAGCGCAACAGTCTCTGCGTCCATGACATATTCTCCGTCAGAAAGCCTGGCGTCGATAGTGTCATCGCGCCCTGAGCCCCCGCCTTGTGCAAGGTAGGCCATCTGGCTTAAAGCCCCTTGACGGCCCATCATGGCCCCGCCACGAGCCTTCTTGACAGGCGATTCCACCGGCTTGAGGTAGTTGTCCATCTTGTTCCAGTTGTGGGCCACATACGAGCCCAGCGGCTGCCCGGCTGAGGCGGCATCGGCTGTAATCCGGCTCCAGTCCCAGGACTGTAGCGGCTTGCTGAAATAAGCCTGCTGCTCGGGCGAGAGCGCGTTTTTCACCTGCTCGGGCGTTTTTGCCGCACCAAGCATGCTGGTCAGTGGCAGTGCCAAGGATGCAGCCTTGCCCCAATTGAGGCCGCTGGGGGCCGGGGCAGGGGCTGCGGCCGGAGGCGTGATGCCGGTGCCCATGTCCTGGCCACCATAGCCCATCGGGGCCACGGGAGCGCTGCCAGTGATGTCGTAGCTTGCGGCAAAGTCCGTCGGCCCACGGAATCCCACCTGGCCGGTCATGAAGTCCGTGGTTTGCAGGCCCGCGTCCGGAATCGGCTGCATGGTCATGTCGGGCGCTGTCAGGCCCGTCTCGCCGCCACCAGGTCGCAGCCCGGTGCCGCTCGTCGCCGCCTCAGACGGTTTGATCCTGTTGCCGATGTTCGTTGTCAGGCCCGCCAGCACGGCACCGGTCAAAGACGCCTTGGGGTCGTATCCTGCGGCCATCATGCCGCCAAACTGCTGGCCTCCAGCCTTGAACGCCTCGCCGCCAATCTGGCCCATTTGACCGCCGACCATCTGGCCGACCGCGCCCTGCATGGCACCCTTGGCAAAACCCTGCCCTGTGGCCGCGCCAGTCACGCCGCCAACAAGGCCGCTGCCCAGCACAGCCTGGCCCGCTTCGCCCAGGCCGAGCCCGAGCGCCGAGTTGGCCGCACCACCGACGGCACTGCCCAGGCCTGCACCCATACCGCCCAGGGCCGCGCCCTGCAAGATGTTGCCGCCGCTCAGGCCGGAGCCGACGCCACCAATCACAGCACTGCCCAACATAGAGGCTGCCGTGCCGGTTGCGCCAAGGGCCGTGCCAATTGCAGTGCCCAAGCCGGGCGCAACGAATGACAGCACGATGGGCAAGATCGGCGCAATCTTTTTGAACATCTTTTTCAAGCTGCTGCCCAGGCCGTACTCGGGCATGCCGGTGCGTGGGTTGATCGATCCAGCGCCGCCGTGGGCACGCAGCAAGCGGTCCTCAAACGGTGTGATGTGCGCCAGGCGTGTGTCGCCACGGCGACCAGCTTTGGCAATCGCATTCAAGCCGCCCTTGGCAAAACCTGCGGGCGCTTGCTGTGGGGCCGACATGCGCTGCTTGACGATCTTGAGCGCCAGCAAAGCAGTGGCCAGGAAAGCCGGGTTGTATTGCTCCGGGATATCCTCGGGGTCCATGACGCCGCTGGCAATCGCCGAGCTGCGCATGTCCGGATAGGCCTCTGGGTTTTGGAGCGTGAACTCAAAGGCGTTGATCAGCTTGTCAATCGCCTGCAAATTGACATCTGGATCAGCAGAAAGCTCAGCGGCGATCTCATCGACCGCCGACTGAAGCTCCGGATTTGACTGCAGTTGTTTCATCAAGTCATCATTCATGTCAGTGCTCCAACGAGCCTTTCGGCCCATTCTTTCCAGTTTGTGAATTGGTAAGGAATCGGAAGATTCCGGCCAATCGTGGTGTTGTTCAAAAACTGCATCCCCCAATCCTGCCAAAGATCAGGATTGTCAAGTCGGCCAAACGCACCGAAGGCGTCCAAGTCGAGCACCACCTGCGACGCCCAATCGGTCAGCTCCATATTGGTTGGCATCGTGATCATCATCCCAGCACCGTCCTGTCGCCTGATTCGATGTGCCCAATGATCTGGCCCATCTGGTAGTCGCCATACAAAGCGTTGGACTCAAAGCGCACGCGCAACTCACGGCGCTGCTCTTTAAGCATCACGATCTGCTCGAACGGCTGATTGGCTTGCTCCGGGAACGTGAATGTGGAGCTGACCACCTCGGGCGCTCTTGCGTTTGCCCGACCTGTGACCTGCACAGTCATTGGTCCGTTTTGCACAAAATCCGGCTCGATGGTCGAGATTCGAAGATAGCTGTCCTGGCCCTGAGCAATTGAGGACAAGTCGGCCGTTTCAAAAAATGACTGGATTGGAGCCGCCAGCGTGCCATCGATCTCGTCCACGCCCTGCTCATGCACCCAGGTGCGGTAACCGCTGGAAGAAGGAACGGCATCGACCAAGATGGGCGACATGAAGGCGTTGTTGTAGCCTCCAGCAGAGCGGCCAGAAGCAGGCAGCGCGGTGTCGTACCAAGTGTTCTCGCGCACGTTGTAAATCACCGCATGAGTGCATTCGGTGGCGTCGCCCCTTGGGTACGCCCACCAGATTTCGCCAAAGCGCGGAACCTTCCAGGAGAACACTTTGCTGTGCTGGCTTGGATTCAAACCGTCCAAGAAGTAGTTGATGTTCATCTGGTTTGGCACATCGCGCACCACGCCGTTGAACATCAAAAACCGATCAACGCCAGCCCAATAAAAAACGCCGTCGTAATCCACGACAGAGTCTGCCGACATGATCGAGGTGTCGGTGGCGATCACGTCAAACTGGAACACGGTCGGGCCACCGCTGAACGTGGCACGAATCACCGCATCGTAGGCCCAGAAGATGCCAGCAGGCGCAGAGCCTGAACCTGCGCGAAGGGGCATGCCCTTGATGATCTTTTGGCTCCACACGCGGGCAATGCCGGACCCGCTGCCTGTCAGGTCTGTGGGCTCACCGGCCACGGACCAGCCGATGATGCCTGCGGTGCCGTAGTAGAACAGGTAGGGGTGCAGCGCCACAATGCCGCCCGTGGCGTTTGCGCCTGCTGGCAATGTGACCTCAGTCAAAGCAGCGGTCCCCAAAATGTCCCCATAGAAAATCTGGCCGCCGACGTCATTGCACAGGCAACGACCGTTGGGCGCAACGTGGGCCAGCAGCGCGTTGTACTGCGTCGAAGAGTCAAACACAGCCTGGAACATCCAGCGGTTGGCATCCGATACCGCAAGCGCGTCAGAGCCGCCCACCATGTCGGTGTCCGTGGCCGTGATCGTTGTTGTTGTGGCTGTGACCACAAATCCGTTGGTGGCCACGCCAGCCGTCACAGCCGTGATGGTGATCACCGGACCAACGGCGACCGCCGTGTAATCGGGGCTGGATGTGTGCAGGTTGATGTTGGTCGCCACGGCTGCGGCAGTCGTGGCCAGGTTTGTGGCAAAGGACACCGCGCCTGACATGATCTGAACGCCGTTTACCGTGATGCCGTTGACCGCCCCAGATGCCCCGCTTGTCAGCGTCACCGTGCCCGTTGCGGCCACGGCCACAGGGGTTCGGTTGGTAATCAGGCTGGCGTTCTTGCTGGCGTCAATCGTGAAACGCTCCAGCGTGCCGGGACCACCACTGTGGCAATACTGCAACAGTTGCTGCGTGAAGCTGTTGAAGCCGCGCGAAATCTCGGTCAGGTATTTGGAGATTGACCGGTACCCACCGATCTTGCGCGGCAGGCCACGCTGAAAGCGCACCCACTGTCCGTCGACGTAGAAGTCGCCTTCGAACTTTGTGCCGTCGCGTTTGATGCCCGGCTGAGAGCGCAGGATCTGGGTTGGCATCAGAATGTCCCGCCAACAACAACACCGGCAGGCGCGATGCCAAGGGCTGCGTATGCAGCCGGACCATTTGCGGCTGTGAACAGCGCATCACCTGTTGCGGTCGCCCCCAAGTTGATGCGGGCCGCTCCAGCCGTTATTGCGCCTGTGCCGCCGCTTGATACCTGAATGGGCACAGCCAGGCCACCCGTGTCAGCGTTGACCACGTTGGTGCCGTCGCAGTACAAAATCGAGCGCGATCCTGCCGCCACCAAGACGCCGGTGCCTGCCGAGGTTTTCACCGTGAAATTGAAGGCACCTGTTGTCTCGTTGTTGACCCAATATTGCTGCACCGTGGCAGGCACGATGATGTTCCGATTGCCAGTCAGCGTGCCCGTGAAGCCGTAGGCAATGCGGTTCAACTCGGTGCCCGAAAGCGTGTAATTACCCGTGCCCGAGACATTGATGCTGGTGTAATCGAAGGCAAAAATTGCAGACTGGCCAAATCCGATCGTGAAGTAGTTTGCGCCGTCCGTTACGAGGATTGCCGAATCACCAGGCTGGAACGAAACTGACGCTCCGCCGTTGATCAGGATCGTACCAGTTGGATCAACTGAAATCACACCAGAGCCCGAGTTGCGCAGGTAGCAAAACCAATTGTCGCCAACCGTTGTCGGTGCTGGGAGGCCAAAAGTCCCAGCCGCCCCGGTCCAGACAAACATGCGCGCCCGGTCCTGCACCCCGGCTGAGTAGTTGCTGTTGAACTGCGTGACGGGAACGGACTGCGAGAGCAGCGTGCCCACGGCCACGATGCCGGTACCAGCCAACGACGAGGCATTGACCTGCGAAGTCGAAGCACCGTACTGCAGCGCAGTCCACACGCCAGCGGCTGTGCTGTTGTTTGCGAGGTACACCTGCCACAAAACGCCAGGATCAATCGAAACAACTTGCACACCCGTTGCATTTCGAACGGTGAATGTGTGAGCGCCCTTGTTGTTGAACAAGATGGTCTGTCCACGGCCTGTTTTGTTGGCCGCAGGCAGCGTCACCGACAGACCAGAGGACGCCGGGGTGACGTCCATGATCTTGGTGGCCAGATTTGTGCTGGCACTTGTTTCTTCTGGCCAACTCAGCGTGGTGTTGACGGCCAGGGCCAAGGCGCTGTAATCGACCTCGCTGGGGTAGATGTTGGCACCGCCAAAAACCGAAGTGTAGGTTGTCATTGCAATTTCTCCGCTTTAAATCTGGCAACCCGAGCAACGTGAGCGGCCTTGATCTTTGCTTTATGTTCTTCAGACTTTGGCCTACCTTTTGCGGCGACCGACATTTTTTCGCGCCATTCCTGTGACAAGATTTTGCCTTTGTTTGCGGATACACAACCAATTCCAGCCGCCGATATTTTTGCCCGATGTTCTTCAGAAAATTTTCTTCCAACTTGAGCCTCAGACGATTTTTTATGCCACTCAGCAATCGCTTTCCACATCTTGTTGCGGTTGGTCATATTGGCGCGCCAAGCCTTACCTTTGCCGATGTAAAACACCCCACCAGTATCATTTCTGGTGTGAAAGTAGGTGTAATACGGATGCGACTTCATGCTTCACTCCGTTGAGCGCTGCGGTCCATGATCCGTTTCATGTCCTCGCCGCTGATTGCTTGGGCAGCCCTGTCGTACATCTGCTGCCAGGTGCCAATCCGCTGGTCATTCTTCAAGAACGGCGAAGCCTCAAGCAGCGTCGCGTACAGCAAAAGATCGGGCGCATATTCGGTGACCCAATTGGTCTGGAAATCTTCGCCAAGAAAACGAGGCTGCTCATAGTACAGGACCTCCAGCGTCTGCGCTGCAACAGGCGTCGGGGTGATCAGCCAGTGGTTGTAATCGTAGTCGGCATAAAACTGCGGCACAGCCGTCACGGCCTCATTGGGCCAGTAGCTGCGGCAATACTCATACGACCGGGCAAAAATGGGCTGCCCGTCAAGCGTCATGCTGATGGTGTCGCGCCAGCGGTCGGGCTTGCGGTAGGTGGCAACGCCAATTTGCAGCGGGGTTTGAACAGCACGGATGAAACCCTGGATTTTCAGCTCGCGCGAAATGCGGCGCTCGCCCAAAGTGATCAGGCGAGGCAGTTGCTCGTAGACGATTTTATCGCTCTCGGCTGTGAAGCCTCGCTCAAGGTAACGTCGAACGTCCTCGAGCAGGCTGGTGTAAGTCATGGTGTACATAAGCTCTCCGCATTGGGATAAAGCCGCTGATGCAGCGAGCGCCTGGTGGTTGGATTATCGCTGCAATTCATAGTCATCGGCAAGACTGCAAACCGTCGAGTTACTTGGAGGCCACGCCTTTGGTCTTCTCGAACGATCGCATGCCCGCGATGCCCAAAATTCCAGAAAGGATGACCCACAGTTGGTCCGCATCCACGGCGGGAGGCGGCTGCAGGCCTGCGGGCACCAAGCCTTCACCCTGCATCCAGATCCAAGCCCACTGCAACAGCGGGTAAAGCAGGAACTGGTAAACCATGGCCAGCACGCCGACCCAGCCGATGGCCGGACGCCATCCTGCGACAAAAACGCTGCTGCTGGCGGCTTCAACTTTGTTGACCTCAATCTGGGCCAAATCGCCCGCTTGGTCGATCTTGCGGGATTCCAGGTCCAGCTTTTTGTCTTCGAGGGCCATTTGCAGGCGCTCTTTGTCCGTGGTGATCAGGTCGCCAGCGATCTTGCCGACGCTGTCGATGATGCTGCCGATGCCGAGGATGTTCATGCTGTTACTCCTGCCAATGTGCGATTTACCCAACCCAACAAAAATTTGATCTGGGTGCGGTCACGGGTCACGATGTCCCGGTAGCGGGCGATCTTGGCCAGCGCGTAAGCCAGCACAAACTTGTCCGGCTCGGCTGCATTAAGCGCGTCCACGGTCTTATCGCCAAACTGCCCGTCTGGCGTGCTGCCGACCACCACCTGTGCCAGCGTGCGGGCAGGGCGGCCTGCGTTGACGTGGAAGTCAAAGATGGCTTGAGCGATTGCCTGGTGATGCAGCTCGTCGCCGCGCACCGGGTCCCAGAAGTCGCGCTTGTAGAAGTCGCGCACCATGGATGCGGGCACGTCTTGCCCCGCATCAATAAGTGGCCATCCGGGCCATTTGGGTTGCATGTTGCGAGCGATGCCTGCATACGTCATGCCGCCACGGTCGCCGGGCACGTTGTGCAGCACGTAGCCGCCCTCGTTTTTGATCATGACCTCAAAGGCCGGTTGAAAGTCTGCCATGTCAGTCCTTTGGCGGGAGTTTGTTGTCGATCTTGACGTCGACGTTGAGCTTGATGTTTTGGAACATCTGCATGATCACCGTGCCTGCCCATCGGGCCACGGGCACGGCCACTGCTGCGGCACCGCCCACGCCGTCGGCCTGGTGCAGATCTTCGTCAGCAGCGGCTTTGGTGTGTGGATGGTACATGGGCACATCTCCAACGCACTGGCGCATGGCGTGCTGGAAAGCCTCGGCTTGAAAGTTCAGCCGGATCAGCGCCCGCACCGGATCGGTCTTTTGCCCGAGCTTCACGCCCTGCGCATCACCAAACCCGAGCGTTGGCCTGTCACCTTTGACTGGGATAC